GATATCGTCTGTGCCACGCGGATCAGATGGTATGACGGGCAGGTCGGCTATGATTTGTCGGCAGGTATTGAAGAATACTATGCCAGCTTGGCCCGTTTCCTCGTTTACTTTTAGCACTTCGTGCAGTCTGTTCTTACCTGCGATACGTGCGCCATTAGTCCTGTCGCTTGGTCGCCATCTACAGCCCATAGAAATCATCTCTTCTGCTATAGACGGGCCGATTTGACCTCTATTGTGCCAACAACTACTGTCTAATACCCCGTAGTCGATGCGTTCTGGACCCTCTGCCTCTAGGACTGCCTTAGCCAAGTCGCGTCCAGTGTGCTTACTGAGGTATAATTCCCTGTAACAGACTAGGGTGTCGTAGTTTGGATCAATTGCAAACCAGTGAACAGCACTATAAGAACTATATCCAAAGTCACAGGACCGAAACCGCCGCCAATCTGGGGGAATGTCATAAGGTTCGACAACGTGTGTCGCCTGTCTAAACTCAGGAAATGCCGCTCCATCTGCAACTGCCCAGTCTCCCTCTAGTAATTGTCTACGTTGCATCTCAGGGAGAGAGAGTAGGTTGGCCTCGTACTGCCCACCTTCCATGAGATAGGGGTTATCTTTCAGGCTAGCTGGTATAAATCGCCTGTAGAACAGCGGCTCACCAGCCTTCTCATGCCCCTCTGGAAAGACTAAGTCATCTCCAGAGTCTAAATCCTTTGCCACGAACTTCGTATTCGCTGGGGCAGGGTCTATAAACATCCGCTTCACCCAGCCGTGACCACTTCCTCCGGGGTTAGTAGTCGCCCTCATGTAGATGGGCAGGGTAGGGTCGGTAGTACGTAGTCGAGACCTCATATAATTCCACGCGAAGGGGGTGGGATACTGGGTCAGTTCGTCGAATGCTACATACGAAAACGCCTGACCTTGGTAGCGTAGAACGTCTTGATCTCTTTCCAGATATGTGAGCCACAGTTTTGCACCTGATGGAAACGTCCACTGAGACTTCTTCTCAGCCCATCTAGCTCCTTGAAACGCTTTAGGATATAGCTCTTGGCTTTTCCAAATAAGTTCACGTAATTCGTCATTAGTTCTACGTAGTATTAGGCCATTAAAATTAGGGTTTGAGAAGTACCGCATAGGGTCTGCGAGTAGTCCATACGACTTGCCACCTCCAGCGGCCCCGCCATATAGAACTTCTCTCTCTGAAGCCGCGAGGAACTCTGTCTGTGGTCCCTCATTAGGAGCAAATATTACTTCTTGCTTCTTCTTCTCAGATTCTATCACAGAAAAATCTAGATTGGAAGTATCTAATTGTTCTTCTGGTTGTAATCCTTCGAGGCGTTTCTTAGCAATAGTTAGTAGGCGTTTAGCGTCAGTCTGCTTGCGCTTCGCCGCCGCTAGTCTCTTCTCTTCTGTAGTCTTGGGCTTACGCTTTCTATTCTGCTTCGCCAATTCCTTCAGGCGTTTAGAAGGTGTCGGACTGTCTGGTCCTCTACGGTCCTTCCAAATGTGTATTAGACCTTGGTGCGATATCTTATCGCCAGTCTTAGAAGTCAGCCACTCAGCCGTCTTTCGACTGGAGTGTCCCTCTTCCAAATAGTCTAGAGCCTCTTCTACGAGTACTGCCTTCGCCTCGTCTGGTACTAGGACTAGTGGGTCGTCCTCAGATGCCACGTAGGCGTATGGTATCTTCGCTGTCTTGTTGGCTCTGCTCTTATTAAGCCAGATGCTCACTCTTCACTTTTCGGTGGCAATATAAACATTGCACCGCCTGTATTTTTAACTTCTACTTGGTCCTTCTTGATCAAGCCAGTGCGGTCTAAAATCTGTGCAGCCGCCGCAATAGAGTTTCTGGCTCCCATAGCACTCGGATCGTCGAGTACGTCTACCATTCCCCATGCAGCTTTAGGCGCGTTCATAGCCATCACCATAGCCGCTCGTTCATTGATCTCTTCCTTGAGTGCGGCTACCACGACAGTGCTAGAGGTGTTGTCTGCGTAGCCAGCCACCTTCATAGCCTTCTTGATATTGCCCTTGCACTCCTCAGTCATCAGGGCATCTAGAAACAGCTTCTGCTTGTCTGTTAATTCTTTCTTCTGTTCCATAATTACCTCAAGTAAACGAATGCTAGGCCGACTGCGCCAGTGCAGATCATCCAGAATATGCGCTCCGCGAATGCGATCTTCTGACCACGGGAAATGGCCTGACGCTCCATCTCGTCTAGGCGGTCATCGACCTTCTGAATGCAGCTATCGAATTTATCCATTCGCTTGAAGAGAGTTAGCATTCGTTCTTCCATCCGCGCCATTGCGACTACTGCTTCGGATAAACGATCTAGTTTCTCTTCCATGCGACTCAGCCTATCATCGGACATTACCTATCCTTTTTTCTTCTGCTTCTTCTTAGGCCAGCCCTTTTGCATATCACTGTACGCCGTAGGACTTATTGTGCTGTTCTTCTTGGAGCGGCTGGTCCCAGCCTTCTTCCGCTTGTTAATATTCTTGACTAGGGACATATCTACCTACCACTTCTTACACGACCAGTATCTCGCGGTGAATTTATCCTTCGCCGTGTCGCACTTGTGTCTCGCTCGGAATGACTTTCGACGCTCTGGATTACTCTTCTTAATGCGCATCTCTGGGTCGCCAAATCTGATGATTTTTTCTTTGCCATTCTTACAAGCCTTAACGACAAATTTTTTAGGTCCATCAGGTGTTCGCTGAGGCTTGTTGCATTTCATTTTGCTCTTATCTAGGGCCATTAGAAACCTACGAAGTAATAGTATAGACCGCCACCAGCTCCACCCCAGACGACAATCACAATGAATAGCCACATGATTATTTCTAGGAACTCTTGGCGTTCCTTCTCACGTTGCTTCTGGGCTTCCTTACGAGCGGTACGGGCCTTTGCCTGATACTCCACCCAAGCGTCATACATTCCGGGTCTACCGTAGAGTCGCATATGGGATTGGAGTTGAGCCTTTTGCTGGTTGATCTTCTCCAGTGCTAAGAACTCTTCGAAGTCCGTAGCGTCCTTACCCATCAGCTTATTCCACGGGCTTTTCTTTTTGGCTTCTGCCTTTGCCTTCAGGTCTTCTTCAGCACTTACAAAAGATGCTATAGACTTACCGACATCAGCCAACTCCCGTGAATTAGCAATCGCCTGTTTAATCACCCCGAATGCGGCATTGGCAGCGGCTAATTCCGCTAGCATTCTCGTTGCCCCTAAATTCGTTCCCCCGCCAATTCAATCGCCTTGCAAGACCCGAAGGCAAACTTGCCCTCTTGCTGCCTTGTGGACAAAAACGACTGAAGACTGACGTTGCATTCATTAGCCTCGAAGAAGCTCTCCCTGTATGCGTACAACGTACAGTCAGTAGCCATAGGACTTGTGCATACAACCGCTATGGCTACCCAAGTAATCATTTCTTCTTCTTAGCCATGCCACCATAACTGTATGATGGTTTCTTCTTCTTCATAGCCATGCCACCGCCATACATCTTAACTTTCTTGGCATTACCAGTGGCCTCGCAGCTACCACCAGCACGGGCTGCTTTAGGTTTAGGCATATCCCTCATCGTCAAAGTCCTCTTCTAATAAATCAGGTATAAATCGTTTAGGGTCTAAGGGTACTTCCACCGAGCAGTCTTCCGTTGCGAAGTATCGTCCATAGCCGTCGAACTCTTGGGCCATTGGGTTGTCGTCTAACTCTTTTTGAGAGATGAGACCTTCTTCGAGGAGGAGTTGTCGGATACGATCAAAGGTTAATACCTGACCTGTACGCTCTTGAATTGCTGCACGAATATAGTACAGATTAAATGACATTTTTAGTTACCCCTTCATTGTAACATCTATCTATGTGTCGGGTCAAGCCCTTATTTATGTAGATAGTTAAGTATTTACGTTGACGGATAGCTATTTAATTGGTATAATGAATTGTCGGTTGAGCGGTATACTATACACTAACTGTACCTAGTACCCACTCCCTAGTAGACTACTTTAAGTAGTCGTCCCGCCTCAGTCTTCATAAACAATCCGTCTAATGTCGCCACGGGCTATACCAATGTCGTGTAGCTCTTGGTCTGTCATGTTTGCTAACTGCCAGAATGCTACTCGACGCATTTGTGCTTTCTGGATGGACTCGATAATTTTCTTGAACATAGTAATCTCCTAACAATATGTGGTCTCATTATACCAACTAATTGTGATTAGGAGTACTCAGGTAATGGGAATACCCGCTATGCAGTGAGGTACTCTATGGCCCGATTCAGGAAAGTAATATCGTCACAGAAGCCGCCCAAAGCCCTATTGCATCTGTGACATAGCCAACCCCTAAACTTATTCGTTTCATGGCAGTGGTCGATTACCCAAGGGGTATTCTTCTTGCCGCCGTAATCCTTAACCTGCTCGGCACTCTGCTTGCAGATAGGACACACGTAGTCTTCTTTAGGGGCAGGGTTCTCTCTTCGTAGCCGATTGCGTACAGCCACCATCTCATTCATGCACTTCTTGCACTCAGGACGAATGAGACCGCCATTTACCTTACCAAAGGCAGACAGTGGCTTAATATCTCTGCACTTAGTACACTTCTTCGAGTGTACGTCTGCCTCGGTAGGTTTCTCCCAGCCGAATAGGTCTAGCTGGTTAGTCTTCATAGGCAGAACCAAATAAGTCAGCGACTGTGTGGTCACTGTCTTCAATAGTCTGCGCTTTTTCTCTTAGTCGATCTGCTTGCCTGTTTAGCTCTGCGGCTATGGCGTATAGCTCTTGGTAGTCTTCTTCTACGTCATCCACTATTGTAGTAATGATGTCGTAGAACTCTTTATTTACGACAGCCTTCTCAGTTTCACCTATCTCTAAGTGAGAGACCACGATCATTGTGCCGTTATCAAGGACTTGTAGGTCGTGATCTATGAAGAAGGGCAAGCCGTCAGCGAATAGTACGCCGTCCTCGCCATAATCTTCAGCCATGTAGTCTTCCGTTGCCTGTTAACGAATACTAGCTATTATATTCTAACAATCAACTAATTGCAAGTATGAATACTTTACAGAGTGGTTTTCTAATTCCACTACTCTAGATGTAGTGCCTTTACATAATATTTCTCGTAGTCCCGTACTGGGGCCATTTACAGTAGCAAAATCCCAATCTCTGGTCAGTGGTGTATACGGACCCAGTATGGGTGGGGGTGGCAGTCGCCCCGCCCCGAAGCGGGAGCAGCCTGAGATCGAGCGATATGCGCAAGCTATTGATTTCATTACGTTTTCTTTATTCCGACGACTGGATAGTTCACAGGCGCAATAGAATTAACGCAATAAAACCAGCAACTTATCAGAAATAAAATCTACAGCCTGTGGCATATTGTGCCATGCATGGATTTGTGCCTGAGATATCGGCTCAGCGATGGCCTTATTTGCGCAGACAATCGGCATGACGACATCAGGAGACAAGAGCGAAGGCCGACGATGTATATGCCCACAGCCCCTGTCTCATTCTCCCAGCCGCTCACCCGATCCGATGACCCCATACCCGCGTCCAATCGCCAACGTCACTCAGCGGCCCGCTCTGAGCCTCTGACAGGGTGTTTAGCGCGAAAGCCCCTATGCTCTGAGAGGCGATATAAAGCCCACTGAGTGAGGGTATTTGTTCTGGGTATAATTATGCCACTTAGCTGTTAGGCCACTGTGTGAGCTTCTCAGAGCCTCTCAGGCCATAGCATCAGGCAAAGAAAAACCCCGCTCGAAAGCAGGGTTCTTTGTCTGTTTATGTTGGCAGGGTCTATGCTTTGCCTTCCCTCATCCGCATGGCCTCGGTCTTTTGTTCGAAGGCCAGCCGCGTCTTTTGAGAACTGCCCTGCCAGTGATTGAGCCATAGATCACCGCGTCCGATCATCCCGATGTAGCGCGATGGTTTGGCACTGTCTCCACAGCGCAGCCACTGCCCACGTTGGAGCTTTAGCTGACCGCTCTGGATCGCGGTTTGGATCGATGGCTCCCAGACGTTTAGCGTAGGTAGATATCTCATCAGAACCTCTCCCGCAGACGTTTCAATAGTTCATGTTCAGCGATCCTGCGCTTTTTAGACAATGCCAAAATTTCGTCTGCACCATATAAACCCTCGCCATCCTCTTGATATTCTGCGCGGGTTAACATCCGATTGGTTGCGCCAAAACAGGCCAGCACTTCGCCATCGTCTGCATTAGCCATTGCATCACGTATTTTGGCCTCTGGGTCATCTACAAATAGATGTTCCAATTGCACCGTGCCAGCGTTCCAAGCTCTCGTATAATTATTCATAGCTGATGTCTCCAACGTGCAGACAATGCGCAGGGTGCCAACGGCCCCATCTCATCGTCCACTATTTTGATGATTTCCTGATCCGCTTCTATGTCGATAGGCTCGACGTATTCATCGAAGTAGACCACAAAAGACTGAGTGCTTACGCAGACATCTGATGCCGCGTCTAAAAATATGCGTTCCATTATATCTGGCCTCCGAAGTATTCCAGCAACGCCATTGAACTGGCGACAAATTGAATTGAGTGATAGATCACGAAGGTAAGCCCTAGAGTGATCACTGAGAGCTGGAGGGCTAATAGAAGCCCTGCCATAATTCTTTCCGCTCTGGTCATCTGATTGCCCTCTGAGCCGATCCAGCCCGAACACCTGACCGAAGCCCTACACGATCAGCGGCAGACCGTCCCGCAGCCGAAGCGTTTGCGCTGCGCGTTGTTGTCTGCCTACGTGCCGATCTCAGGTTGGGGTTCTGTTTGCGGAATGCATCATCCAATGCCCTGTCCGACATCACCACCAGCGAATTGCCTGTGGCCTCTGACACCGTGGCATCTTGCTGCATTAATTCTTTGTGCATCTGCAAGAGGCGATGATACAGCCTATGCGCCATGCCGTTCATAAAGCTGGAGCGGATCGACGCGCCGTGATGATACCATGTCTCACGTAAATAAGCCTCAGTGCCTCGATAGTTCAGGAACTCCAACTCCATTGCAGACTGGATCGTGCTTATCAAATAAATGGCATTATCGACTTTGTGCTTCTCACCAAAGATGAATAGCGTGGCACCTGACTTGTACATTTTGGTGCTGGTAAAGATACCGACACCCATCACACAGCCCACCACTGGATGCATCCGCTGGTTGCCTAATTGCATTTTCTCAGTGACGTATTCAGCGTCCAATATATCCGCATCTGTCAGCGTCATATTGTATTCGTGCTGGAGCTTCTGCATGGCCTCTGCCGCCGCTATTGCCTCGGCCTCAGTACAGCCATTTTCGACTGTACGCTGGGCAAATGCTCTGAGCTTTTTAATCACTGCTTTTCTGGTTTGTTCTGACATCTGATTGGTCCTTTCGTCAGTTGGTTAAATTTCGATATCTGGGTTTTCCATTTTGAAGATATGTCGAGCCATATCATTCAATAGGTTTAAATTTGGGCCAGCGTTTTCTCGATGCTCATCAGCGCATGATCCGCAAAAGTGCCAGCCAAGGTTGGGGTCATAAGACCCCTCAGTGGCATTGCAGCGTACACAATTTTTGATATCTGAATTGCTCATTTTATTGTCTCCTATCAAAAAGGGATTTCGTCGATTTCTTCGATGCAGCCGTTGTTTGCACAAACCTCAAAATGCATCTTGAAATTGTATTCATTCAAAGAACACAGGCTGACCATATCGACACCGTCTTTATTCTGTAGGCTCAGGCGATATGCCTCGGCCTGTGCGTCTTCATATGCCACCTCTGGGTGCGGCACCTCTGGCCCTCTATAATATGGGTTGCGTTCCCAAGTGTCGTAGCTCGACACCAGCCAAGCACAGTCGGCACGTTCATGGCCTACACTCCAAACCCACTCTTGAATTGCTTCTGCTTCAGTTGCGAACATTTGATTGGTCCTTCCTGTTCATAAGTTTAAGCGGGACACACTGGCCCCAGCCCACACTTAGCACGGGGTCACGGTTTAGGTCCACAATTAATTGCGTTAATAGCACATTTAATTAAATGGCCCTGAGAGGCGATATAAGGGCCACTGAGTGAGGGTAACGGTTTTCAGGTGTATTGGGTCATAAAAAACGGTTCCCCCTATTTGTTCTTTTTTGTTCTCATAAAAGCAGAACACTTTAGAACAAAAAAAGACCCCGCCGAAGCAGGGCCAGTTCAGGGTGGGTTCTTTTTAGGTCTACTGTACTGTGACCGCTAATTCCTCATCAGACGCATTTAGCTCGGCCTTAAATTCCATGCCCATATCTGCACCTGATAAAAATGCATTTAGGGTGGTGCTTAGAGCTTGCCCCTGATGTTCAGGACATGAGGTCATAGCAACGTGAATACCCAGTGCCTCAGCCAATGCCCAAAGTGCCACTGGGCTGCCATCTTCTGGATCGTGCTTTGCGTCAAATTTTCTGACAGTATCGACTGCGGCCTTTTTCACAGCCAAGATTTTTTTAGCGGTAATACCTGACATTATGCCGCCTCCAAAAAACGTGGGCTGCTCATCCACTGGTTAACCTCGACCTCTCGGTTCATCATCGTGATGGCCTCGGTCTCGGAGCGGTTGGCGGTCTGGCGAAGCTCAAACCCATTGCCCAGCGTATGACTTGCGTAATTAGTGAATGCAGACATCAGACTGAATTTATTGTGACCTCGAACCGCGGCCTCTTGCATATAAAGCTCAAACATTTTCTCCTGCTTCTGCTTCGAGGGAATGATGTCTTCTAGCAGTGCCTTGACCGATGTCTCTTGCATCGATGTCTGCGCAAACACCTTGAGCTTATCGCTCTCGGCATAGAAATCATTCTTTGCTCTGCGCAGTTCATTAATAAATGCTTCGAGCGAGAACTGGCTGCTGTTCTTGCGGCGAACTGTAGAATATTCCCCACTGATGCATCCATTGGTGCAGAACATATCGATGTTGCCAAACAGTGTCGTGTTCGATCCAGCCTTACCATCGACACCGTGCAGCGCGATGATCCGCTGGCGTATCGATGTCTTGTGTCCTGTGTCGGTCTCGATCTCAGTGCTGATCGATGGAAACTGAACATCCATGAGAGCGAACCCACCCATGCGGCCTGACTTGAAGCGAACCTCTGCGCCAGCGATGTCATCACCTTGCAGGTTCTCGGTCACTTGATCCCAGACCCCATTGAAGAAGTCAGCGTGTGACGCGCATTTGAAGCCCTCACCAACGTGGCCCATTGCCTCGCCAGTGATTGGATTAATCACGAACTTATGACCAGCCATGCGCGATGGCTCATATACTGGATCAAAGTTGAGTGATGTCGGGATGTCGATGTTGCGGTTTATTGTTGTAAAATCTAGAGGCATTTGATTGGTCCTTATACCTAGTTGAATAGAAAGCTCAGTATGTCGAGCCAGAGTGAAAGTCCCCCATATAGAAGGAGACAATAGCGGATCACTTTACCGCCGCGATTTTGCCGTCCTTCATAGTGACTTGTCCGAACCACTCACGGCCTTGGCCTGTGATATGTGGGCGGTTGCATACTGTCAGTGTCCCATTGGCCTGATACTCAGGGCCGAACATCGATGTCTCAATATACTTCAGACGCTGACCGATGTTTTCCTTCATCACTTTTTTGGACGGGTAGTTGGCTATTAATGTCATGTGAACTCCTTGTTCGTTGGTTGTTATCGAGCCGCACTGGTGGCGACTGTTCGAAGTCTACCTTAGTGACGTAAATAAGTCCACAATTAAATGACCTAACAAATTCCAGAGAAAAACACTCAGGAAATCTGCATTATCTGCGAAGAGCAAAAAACTACGACGAGCGGCAGGAGACAGGTAAATTTTGTGTTGATCTCACTTTTAGACTGCTATAGACAAGTATTCACCTGTTCGCGCAGGGAAATTTTTTTCAAATAAAAAGAGCAAAGGAGCCAATAAAATATGACTAATTTAATAACTGACATAAAAGATGCGCTCTATAATGCTACTAAAGCTGCGCAGACAGAGGGCAAAGACTATAGTGTTGTTTACCTACCAGATTCAGATACGGCAATACACATGGCTACAGATAGTGACCCAGAGGCATACGGCTGGGAGATCATAACTACGGTCCAGATACGTAGATAAGCATACACTTGTTCGCGTAGGGAAATTAGATCGCTTCGGCGGTCTTTTTTTATGCCTGTTAACTTTT